GGAAGAAGAGTTTGACATTGAAGAAGATGTCAATGCCCTTCTTGCAGGTGAGGAGCTTTCTGAGGAATTCCAAGAGAAAGCACGTACCATCTTCGAAGCAGCAATCAAATCTAAGGTTGCTGAAATCAAAGAAGAACTTCAACAGACTTATGAAAATGCACTTATTGAAGAAGTTCAGTTTATCAAAGAAGAGTTAACTGAGCGTCTAGACACTTATCTTGAGTATGTTGCTGACGAGTGGGTTCAAGAGAATGCACTTGCAATTGAGCACGGTCTCAAGACTGAAATGACCGAATCATTCCTTCAAGGAATGAAGAGTCTTTTTGAAGATCATTATGTTTCAATCCCTGAAGATAGATATGATGTTATCGAGAGTATGGTAGATAAACTTGATGAAATGGAAGAAAAACTCAACGAGCAAATCGAAAGAAATGTTGCTCTTAATAGAAGATTAGCAGAGTCAGTTGCTGATGTAATTTTTGCAGATGTCGCTGAGGGTCTCGCACTTTCTCAGAAAGACAAACTCGCTTCTCTTGCAGAAAATGTTGAGTTTGATAGTGAAGAAAACTATCGTGAGAAACTGGTAACCCTGAGGGAATCATATTTCCCAACAAATACTAGTGCTCAAAGAGATGTAACTGAGAATTTATCAGAAGAAGTTTCCTATGAAGGATCTGAACACTCTTCAGTTTCCCCAGTTATGGAAGCATATCTTCAAACTCTCAGTAGAGTCGCTAACAAGTGATTTCTAAATTATAAATCAAACAAAACTTTTTAAAGAGGTTAAAAACAAATGCAGATGTACAACACCGAATATCTGCAGGAGAAGTGGGCACCGATCCTTGATTATCAAGGAATGGATCAAATCAAAGATTCACATCGTAGAGCGGTAACTGCTATCCTGCTAGAAAACCAAGAGAGAGAACTCCGTGAAGAGCGTTCTTTCCTTAGCGAAGCTTCCCCAACTAACTCTGCCGGTACTGGTGGATTTGGTGGTAGTGCAGCAAGTGGCACAGGTTCTCCTGTTGCTGGTTTCGATCCAGTTCTGATCTCGTTGATCAGACGTTCGATGCCTAACCTGATTGCATATGATCTGTGCGGCGTTCAACCAATGAACGGCCCTACTGGTCTCATCTTTGCAATGCGTTCACGTTATCAGAGTCAGAGTGGTGCTGAGACATTCTACAATGAAGTAGATTCCGCATTCTCTGGTCAGAATAACAGCAGAAATCTTACTGCAGGTTTCATCGATGGAACTGTTGGTCTTGGTACAACCGCTCAGGGCGGAACCAACCCTTCAATTCTTGACGCTTCAAACCAAGCAAATAACGCTACTACTGGTGCTAACCAGTACAACGTTGGCGAAGGTATGACCACTGGTAATGCTGAAGCTCTTGGCGACGGCAACACCAACTACTTTAACGAGATGGCTTTCTCAATCGAGAAACTCACCGTTACTGCTAAGTCACGCGCACTGAAGGCTGAGTACTCGCTCGAACTCGCACAAGATCTGAAGGCAATTCATGGTCTGAATGCAGAAGCTGAGCTTGCTAACATTCTCAGCACTGAGATTCTCGCTGAAATCAACAGAGAAATCATTCGTACCGTTTACAAGGTTGCTGTTCCTGGTGCTCAGGTTAACACCGCTACCGCTGGTACTTTTGACCTCGACGTTGACTCCAACGGTCGTTGGTCGGTTGAGAAGTTCAAGGGTCTTATTTTCCAAATCGAGCGCGATGCCAACGCTATCGCACAACAAACTCGTAGAGGAAAGGGTAACATGATCCTCTGCTCTGCTGACGTTGCTTCGGCACTCACCATGGCAGGTGTTCTTGATTACACCCCTGCACTCAACGCAAACCTCAACGTTGATGATACCGGTAACACCTTCGCTGGTGTTCTCCAAGGTAAGTACAGAGTCTACATTGACCCATATTCGGCAAACGTACAAGCTAATCAATTCTACGTTGTCGGTTACAAGGGTGCATCTCCTTATGATGCTGGTCTCTTCTACTGCCCATATGTACCTCTCCAGATGGTACGTGCCGTTGGTGAGCAAACCTTCCAGCCAAAAATCGGATTCAAAACTCGTTATGGAATCGTTGCGAATCCATTTGCTAAGGGTGCTACTCTCCCAACCGCTCCAGACAACATTGCTACCAACTCCAACGTTTACTACAGAAGAGTTAAGGTCGCAAATCTTATGTGATTCATCACTCACATATTCTCAAGACCTCCCGCACGGGGGGTCTTTTTTTATCTAAATAAAAATAAAAATATATAATGGCAACAACTAACGCTTTTGCAAATCAACTTCAAAACAGAAATTTTCTTTCTCCTGTTGGATTCAAATTTACTCTCGCAAAAGAACCAAAGGTTTCATTTTTTTGCACTAACAGCAAAATTCCAGAAATAACACTGCAGACAGAAGTGCAGAATACTTATCTAAAGGATATTGATGTCCCTGGAGATAAACTTACTTACGCAGATTTATATTTAAAATTTTTAGTTGATGAAGATCTTGTCAACTATATGGCAATTCATAAATGGTTGACTGGTCTAGGATTTCCAGAAAGCGCACAAAATTATAGAGATTTACTTAGTGATAAAGATGACTCAACTCAACCATTAGATCCTAAAAAAGCATTTAGTGATGGAAGTCTTTATATTTTAGATAGTAATTATAATACAAGTGCAATTGTTAAATTTAAAGATTTATTTCCAGTTTCTTTAACTTCACTAAATTTCGATTCGACTCAAACTGATATCCAGTACTTTACAGCAGAGGCAACTTTCAAGTATACTATCTACAATATCACAACAGGTCTATGAATCTTGATGAAATCCAGGAGATGTGGCAGAGAGATTCTGTCATAGATCCTGATAATTTACACGATGAATCCTTAAAAATTCCACAACTTCATTCCAAATATTATACCATATACAATACAATCACTCTTCTGAGAGAGAAGGCAAGAGAAACATATAACAAAGTAAAACTAGAAAGATACAACTACTACACAGGAAAGGCACCAGCAGAGATTTATGTTGAAGAACCATTCCCATATAAAGTTAGAGACAAGGAAGCATTACAGAGGCACCTGGATGCTGATGAGAGACTGAACAAAATAGACCTTAAAATCAGGTACTATGACATTATGCTGAAGTTTCTTGAAGAGATTATTAAGTGTATATCAAATAGGACGTTTCAAATAAAGAACGCACTGGAATGGCACCGTTTCCAAGCAGGGTTTAATTAACAGAAATAAATAATCATAACTGATATGTTATGAATGTCACATTTGATTATTTCAAAAAAGAATGAGGTATTTCTTCAAGTTGAAGCAGAACCACACGTCTACTATGAGTTAAGAGACGCATTCCAATTTGAAGTTCCAAATGCTAAATTTGCACCTGCCTATAAAAACAAGTGGTGGGATGGTTACATTCACTTGTTCAATATTAATACGCAAGAAATATACGTCGGTTTATTAGATAAACTCATAAGATTCTGCGAACAGCACGAATACACTTATGAGTTTCGAAACAATAAGTATTATGGTCTTCCTTTTGAAGTCAATGAAATGATTTCAAAAGAAGGTGTGAAAGACTATATGAATTCTATCTGCAAGTATGCTCCCCGCGACTACCAAGTTGAGGGAGTATACGACGCATTAAGACATAATAGAAAATTGTTGATATCTCCAACTGCTTCTGGAAAGTCTTTGATGATATACTCGATTGTGAGATATTACGTTGAGAAAGGACAAAATATTCTCGTAGTTGTCCCAACGACATCCCTTGTAGAGCAGATGTATAAAGATTTTGAAGATTATGGGTTTGATGTGGGGTCATACTGCCACAAGATTTATGCTGGGAAAGAAAGAGAAACGGATTCTCAGGTCATTATCACTACCTGGCAGTCCATCTACAAACTTCCCCGTCAATACTTTTCAAGATTCAATGTGGTCGTTGGAGATGAAGCACACCAGTTTAAATCAAAGTCATTAGTATCTATAATGACAAAACTTTCTGATGCAAAATATCGTTACGGTTTTACAGGAACACTAGACGGAACACAGACGCATAAGTGGGTTCTTGAAGGTTTATTTGGCCCATCATATAAGATTATTAAAACTGATGAGTTAATGAAGAAGGGTCATGTTGCTACATTGGACATTAATATTCTTCTATTGAAACACCCACCGAATCGTTTTGAAACTTTTGAAGATGAAGTCCAGTATATTATCAATCACGAAAAAAGAAATAAGTTCATCAAGAATCTTGCTCTTGATCTTAAAGGAAATACTCTAATTCTTTTTTCCAGAGTGGAAGGTCACGGGCAACCATTATACGATTTAATAAATAGCAGTATCAGTGAAGGTCGTCATGTATTCTTCGTACATGGTGGTGTCGATACTGAAGATCGAGAAAAAGTCAGAGAAATTACTGAAAAAGAAAACAATGCTATCATCGTTGCTTCTTACGGGACTTTTTCTACTGGTGTTAACATCAGAAATTTACATAATGTTATCTTTGCTTCTCCTAGTAAATCAAGAATCAGAAACCTCCAATCAATCGGACGAGTCTTAAGAAAAGGAAATAATAAAACAAAAGCAACTCTATATGATATTGCTGATGATATCAGTTATAAGTCAAGAAAAAATTATACTCTTAATCATTTAATCGAACGTATCAAAGTCTATAATGAAGAAAACTTTAATTACGATATTGTAACTATACCTTTTAAGAACTGATGGGAGAAGAGTTTTACGCAATTATAAAACTGGTATCAGGTGAAGAAATTCTATCGTTAGTCCTTGTGGATGAAAATGATGGAGATCCAGTATTAGTGCTTCAAAATCCAGTTACAATGAAAACTTATAATAATCATCAGGGAACTTATCTTAAAGTTAAACCATGGATAGAAATGTCTGATGATGATTTCTTTATTGTAAAACTTGATAAGATTATTACAATGACTGAAACCAAAGATAAAAAATTACTTGATATTTACAACAATTATATTGAAGATAATGATAGTATTGATGTTTATAACCCATCTGGTAAAGTAAAACCATCTTCGAAGATGGGTTACATCTCTTCCGTTGAAGATGCTCGCAAGAGACTTGAGAGAATCTTTAAGGGTCTTAAAGAAAGCTAAAATCTGATCTTCAACCGGGACAAAGGTAGTCTACACACATTTTCACCACTTGTCAAGCCCTCATAGTTGTGTTATAATAAGCATAACCTATATGATATAAGTCCAATGCTATGCCTAAGAAGAAAACTGAACATTATGTGAATAACAAAGAACTTTTAGAAGCGATGGTCGTTTATCGCTCTAAAGTTGAAAAGTCATTCAATGAGAAATTCAATAGAAACCCCACTAAGGAAGATAGGGGTAAGCATTGGGAAGGTAAACCACCGATTCCGAATTATCTTGGCGAATGTTTTCTCAAGATCGCCACTCACCTTTCATATAAACCAAACTTTGTGAATTATATGTTCCGTGAGGATATGATTTCTGATGGAATTGAAAACTGTGT